TTAGTATTAAACTTTATTTCAAATTCTTTAAAATCATCTTTTCCTAATAATGAAATTACATCTTTTTCTTCTTTAGGTTTAAAAGTTTCTAAACAATTATTATTATTTTTCGTTTTTTTCTTCTTAGAACTTCTGGTTTCTTCCTTTAAAGAATCTATAAAAGTGAAATCAGATAGTATTCTATCTTTGGAAAGATCATCTAGTAAAATATATTCCCACTTACAGGTATGTCGATTGAGACACCAAATATGCCTGCCTTCCTCCTGGGTGTGAATCCAAACCCCAATCTTAACCCCACCTATCTTTTTACCATCAGATGTTGCTCCTGAATATTTTACTTTAAAGGAAAAATCATGATTTGGTATCAATAAATTAGCTGTAGTGTCGTAACCTTCATGGTTTGGATTTTGATAAGTTCTTAGAGAATATTTTAATCTTGGTAAACCATTAATAGCTTTTAGTTTAATTAAAGGTTTATTTATAAGATAATTATCTTGATCTTTTTTGAATAATGATTTGTCTAATTTAACCAAAGAGAAACTATTTGAAAGTGATGCGCCTGAAGTTTGCACCATTTCCACTCCGGATAATGCATGAGCATTTCTTATCTCTACTGGAGGATTGGTGCCTTCCATCGAGGAAGCCATTACACTAGTTACATCCGCATGAATCACCGAGTCATAAGTAGCTACCTCTGTCCCTGCGAACAAGGATGCTCCGTTTTTTAGTTCAACCATAGCAGAGGTAGAGGACGCTTGGAGACTTGGAATTGTGTCTTGCAACTTTCCTAGTTTATCAAAATCAGAATTCCTAAGTGCCGAGCCAAACGTATGAGCCATAATAGTTGGGCCGCTTAGATCTAATATATTTCTAAAATGATGCCTTGCGAAATATTTTGCGTAGTCATCATACAATTTATGTAATCCTCTGCTAAATTCAAAATGGAAATAGTCTTCCATAGAATTAGGAAAACCACCACTAGCATTTGTCAAACTATTAGCCCAACTTTGTGCTTGAGCTTGATAGCCAGCCGAGGCAACATAATCGGGCCATAGGGCACTGACAGCAGACACCCCAAGAGCGTATTTTCTCTTTTCCCCAATAGAGTGCATCGTTGCTATGATTGGATCTAGCTGATTCCTATCTATGTAATAATCTGCGGAAGATGAATACTGAGTATGCTTAGCATCTGAGCCGAGTTTACGAAGTCCCCTGATTGGAAAAGTTGCAGAAGCAGTAACACCCGAGAACACAGAGGACGAGCCAAGGTTGGCACAAGGTTTATAAACATCCGGTAAGTTAACATGATCTGATACTCCCAAAAAGTGGTGTGCTGATGGTATATAGCCTAGGGCTTGGTATGCTGAAACCGATGAATCAGGCCACCATGATCTAGGACCATTGAATCCCGTCCGAGTATAAAACCCTTCTACCGGGAGCAGATGGCGGTAATCTCTACGTCTTAAAGAATTTCTTCTTAACGCTAGGACAGCAGTCGTGTCAAACATAAATGAATCATAATCACTAATATCATCTACTTGGCCACGAGAGAAACTAGCGGGCATCGAAGCTCCATACCCGATTCTGTTATTTATAGAAGCACTAACACTACCAATTGAGAAATCTTTTTTCTTGAGATCCAAATAAACTAATCTAACAGAAGAAGTAGTATAATCATCTTCATTCCTTAGGAATAGGTTAGATTTCTGTATTGCGTGTGCAGGAGAAAAATCTTTTCCTGCTTGGAAAGCAATAATGGGAGCTAGTTTCCCGTCAATATTAAGAGTGCTTTTTGAAAAATCAAAAGAAGTAGCTTCTAAGTTTAAGCAGTAATGTGAAGACTTGCCACTCCATAAACTAAGGAATTCAGGACGTTTGTTTGATACATCCTCTATGATTGTCCCCCAGTTGGGTGGGATATTTACTGATGAAGTTAATAGTAAGAAAGTATTACCATACCTTATATCATCATAAGCTCGGACAGAATTATTTCTGACATAATCCCCCACCTGTATAGCAAATGGGGAAGGAACACCGAAGCAGGCTAACTCATCTTGGAATTTATCAATTAATTGATCTGTTAGGCGGCAATTTATGTAATAAAGGTATTCTTCAAAAGGTGGGATAGGATAGTCCCTCCCCCGATAGTTAAAGATAAACTCTGGGTTATCCACTGGGAATTTAGTGCTACCATAGAAGAATAGACCTGGGTAGGCTTCGAACATCCTGAGGAGAATCGCGTCGACACATAGTCTTAGGTTCTCGTCCATGCTGGAGGAAGAGTAGCCAGACACACCCATTGCCTCAGCTTTGTCCCTAGTCCAAACATTGAATGACGATAGATCAACCGATTCTGTTGCCAAGGCATAGTAAGCTAAGTGTGGTATATAACTTTCCCAAAGCTCTGTGATGCTGCTAGAGACATCAAAAACCCCTTCAGAGAAAACTGAGTTAACGGCTGTTTGTATGGCAACCTTAGTCCCCGATCTCTTGTAAATATCAACTGCATTGGCTAATTGGACCCTCCATTTATTAGGATCATATCCGTATAGTCTCCAGCCAATAAGATTCGCAAGTTCAGGTAAATACTCATCAGGGCATTCGTCAATGTTATAAAGAAACATCATCCGATCGAGGTCTTCTTGGATATCCATATATCCGTACGATAGAAGCCTCATCAAACTATAATGTGGACCTTTACTAGTTTCATCTGTTAATAAAGTATTTGCTGAAATATAATCGTCAATAGCATTTTTAACAGTAAAATCTTGCTCATCAACCTTTAAGGGAGAGTAAACCACTTCAATTAGAGTTTTAAGTTTATCTAATTGTTGAGTGCCACTTGTATAAGTTCCCGTTGAATTTAAGTAGGATGAAGTTAGAAAATCTTGTGGTAAGACTTCCGCAGTTCTCCAATATGACTGGGCATTGTAATTATGGAAAACATATTCTTGGAATATCTTAATTCCTTCTACCGTTTCTATTTTCTTCTGTCTGTATAGTTTATCAACAAGTAAGTCTCTGACCAAGGAAGAAGGCGCGAAGGTGCTTCCAGCCGTTCCTGTAGAGTTAAGAATATATAACCATCCTAAATTATTTAAGAGGTATTCATGTTTGGCAGAAGCATCAGTCCCCACACCATTAAGAGCTATAGTTGGATCATTAACAACACAACTAGGGAGGAAAGAGGCTTCCAAATAGGTCTCAAAAGCAGAACTAGTTGAAAAATCCCGGAATGATTTATTTATAGGTAGAAGTAAAAATTGTTCGAACTTATTAGCATCTATATTTGTCAATTCATTTTGTTTAATAAAGAATTGGCTCATCCCACTAATATTATCCATAGCGGAATATTGGTTATCAGAATCTAAAGCACTAACATAAGCAATTGAAGTAACGATTCCAAGACACTTTAAATGTGAGTTAATAAGTTGCGAAATTGGGTTTATACCTGTCCCACTAAGAGTAATATCTTCATTCAAATATACATTAGGGCTAATAAATTTGTTAACAGCTTCAACAAAATTTATTTTACTAAACTCTCTCTTAGTAGCAGAAAACTTATTCATTAAACAAAGACCACATTAAGTTGTAAATTATTTAATTGGATTATCTCATTGAAATCAATTTTTACATTTCTATCCAAATTATCTATAGTAGAAAATCTAACTTCTTTAACCTCAAAAATTGCACGGTTGAGATCTAGTAAATTCAATTCTTTACCAAAATCATTATTGTCTACTGAAAAATAATTTTGAATTACATCTCTCACTTTAAGTTTAATGTCTTCCTCTTTTCCTCTATATTCTTTATCCAAACGTAGAGTAATAACTAAATCCAAAGTTCTAATCAAACCATCTACAATAACTAATTCATCCGTTAACATTTTATAGTTATTCATAGAGTCTAAGAGATTTAACTTAAACTGAGGTGTGGCTCTCCTAAGCTGGTGGTCGTTTGCCCGCTCTAATACAAAGACATCAATCACATTCGCTGAGGCAAATGCTTTTCTTACAGATGCTGTTACTTTTCCTGTATTACCATATGAGCCTATGTAAGTGTTACCAAAAGTTTTATAGTCTGTTAAAGATACTAATCTATCTTGTCGTCTAAATGTTAAAGGAGCATACTTCTTAGCATGATCCACGGTTTCTGCATCCTGGCCTCCCGTTCCTGGGGAAGTATTAGTGAGAACTGAAGTATTACCTCCGACACTGATGGAAGTGTCATTAATCACCCCCTCTCCGATATTACCTCTAGTCCCACCACCAACTCTATAGAATACAGTATACGTGTCACCTGCTCTTGGAGCTTGCCCAATAACATTATCACCGAAGACAACAGTTGCTTGGAAATCATCATCTGTAATCACCTGGAAGACCTTATCACTGCTGCTAGAGGCGGAATAAATATTCTCCACTTCTGTATAAGCACCAGATGTAGTAGTATCTCCCTCCATATATACTTGCACACTCGATTCAATTACCGGACTTTGTGTCAATTCTATTGATTTTATTTTTTCTGAAGAAGCAAATGTGCCTGTTTCTTTTATTAAAGTTCCTTCTAGCAAAACTAAGTTACTAAAAACTTTATTACCATCATCATCTGATGATGACGCATTTAAGGTAATATCTCCGGTGGCATCTTCCAAATCAACCTGGCCGTTTGTAACTTTGTATAAAATAAAACTTATACTTCCTCCATCTTCGGGGGATTGAAGATTCACAACTCTGTCACTTACATCGATTGTGATACTTGGAGAAGTATCGGATGCCCATGTAATCTTAGCGTCTGCTGCTGCGCTAATCGGGCCTTTCATCCGAACGCCTACCAGGCGGAGAAGATCCTTAACATTATTCCTATTCTTGGCCGTTCTTATAAAATTTTCATTAACATTAAAATCAGCTTTGTGAGTTGCGATAGCTCCCCAGTAGGCCATCCATTCCAAGATCATCATACCATAGTCATCTTCAGCGAAGTTTTGGTATGTAAGAGGATAGACAGCTTTAGCGTATTCTACTAATTTAGCTTTGATGCTATCAAAATCTTGGGCAGTGTAGTCTACCAGTGAAGCTTGTTTCGCACTTTCTACATTAACAAGATTTAAGAAATCAGAAGATACAGTTCCGGAAAATGTCATTATTTAACTCTTACTTGAATATCAAACACAGAATCCACATCCTCTTTAGTTCTTAATGTGAGATTTATGATTAAAGTTGAAAGGCCCTCTAACCCAATTTCTTCTAAATCCTCCCCAACTTGTAATCTAATTATTTCAACTCTAGGTTCATATCTACTAAGTGAATTTTGAATATCATTTCTGATTTCATCTTTTGTAATATCATCCAAAGGTTCGAAAAGAAATCGTCTTAAGGAAATCCCAAAATCTGGCATCATTACTCTCTCACCACGTTCTGTACCGAGGAGTTGATTTAAGTTGTTGAGAAGAAGGTTCCGACCAGTTACCTTACCAAATAATCCTTTATTTAATTCACTACCAATAGGAAATTGAAATCCGTATGTTTTCTGTGTTTTGGCTGCTACACCTTTTTTTAATGATACACTTGGGAGCTTCCCTATGATTGTAGTAGAACTATTTATTGCCATTATTCTTCTCCAATTATATTTAGATAAGTATGGAAAAGATGATTTCCTAAGAAGAGTTGGGAAGAAGAGTCTAGATGTAATCCATCAGGACTAAGATTGTAAGCACTCAAATCTAAAGCACTTATTAACCCATGTGGATTTATAGCTCTCTCAGCAACTGCATGTTGGGCAGTAATTACAGAGAATACTTCAACAAAGCCCGCAAAGAATATACTAGAATGCGGGCCAGCCGCAACAAACGGGATAGCACTAGTCCCCCCATTCCAATCTTGATTTCCAATTAATGCTCTTACCGAACTCACAAAATGATCGAAATTAGTTTCATACACTAAAGAAGCGTCTTTTTTAACAGAATCAGCTTCTCCTTGAACCCAAAAGATTCCACAAACTTCTAATTCCTCATTACCTTGGCCTAATAGTCTAGGAACAGCAGTATCTGAAGCATCAAATCCTACACCCAAAGGAGTGGCGGATAAGAAATGATTAAACAGATGAGATTCTTGGAATGCACCAATAGGTGGATTACTCCAAGTAGCATAAAGCTGTGCAGCATCTGAGACATTTGTGGACTCCGCTAACTTTGACCCATCCCAAGCCATCTTAACTAAATAAATGTTTTCGTCTGGATATTTCTGCGTCAAACCACTTGCTAGGCTGCACTCAGGCCCCAAGCATACTTGCCCCACATGAGCCCAGGGGACATTATAACTTTTATTATTATAACCAGCTCTTAGGTTGTCCCATCTTTTCTCAGGAGTAGACGTTGGGTTTAGCAAGTTCCAAGTATAAACTCTTTCAAATTTTACATCTCTATAACCAGCACTTGAATCAGGTATTGCTGATAGGAACGAACCATAATCTACGCCATTAGCAGTTCTACACAAACCATTAGCATTAGATTGACCTAATAGAAAGAACACTTTTCCTTTATTAACATTATGGGTTCTAATATTTTTAAAGAATGGGCATTGAACAGTATAATTTTTAGTTATCTGAATTTGGGTTAATGGTTTATTATAGAATTTCATACTTCCTATGTGACCTCTTAGACCACTAATCTTACCACCCCATTGGCCACCCATAAAGTTTCCACTAGCTTGCATACCGTCGGTGTAACCACCACCAACAATCCATGGTGTAAAGTAAGAGTTAAGCTTTGGTCCACCACTTAAAGCATTAGTAGCTGAAGGACCAACTGCTGCTCCGCTAGCGTAGTTAAAACTATTTGCTTTCACCATAGACGGTAGTCTCGGCGGCTCACCCTTAGGAATAGAAAATACAGTTTGCAGACTAGAAGTTCCCATAAGGACAGAATCTAAGTATACTTTAACTTGATCTTTCGGAGGATCTATGGTTACTGCCACATGCATATAATCTTGATTGACATCTCTAAATCTCTTCCCATTTACTACTGAGGATACATTCATAGACCAGCTTGCATAGGCACTTGACAGTTCACAACCTGAATTAGAAAGTCTTATATACCCCGCTGATGATTGGTCAAATGACTGAGTTGGGGCTAAGAAGAAATGAACACCGGAGAGAGTACTTGGACTAAAATCATCGTTTGGAGGACCACCTGATACGATCCTCGAATCTCTCGTGAAGCCCATCACGAAACCTCTTACAAAGCCATCCCCATAATCTGGCTGCATCGCAGAGATATCGCCCTGGGATGACACTCCTGCTGCGGTGCCTACGTTCTCACATGCTAAGACTAATCTATGGTTTGAAGAAACAAAAGTATAATCCTCCATCCAACCTTTTTCAGCATCTAAAAGAGTTGGGACGTATAACCAGAAATCAATAGTACAGCCTTCCTTATTATACATCAAATCTCTAAATTCAGGGGTATCAGGAAGCCTGCCAAAAGTCCCATGGGAGCTTGGTTGTGTAGAATCAAGAGAAGATGCTTGATGCTTCGTCACACCTTCAAAGAACGGGACTCCCAAACCTTTTTGATATAATATATCAGGTTTACCAACGAGTTGGAGATTATTGTATCTATTTTCAGAAAAACTATTGTTTATTAAGAATTCTGTGGAAGAGGCTTGGACTGTCCTGGAATCGAGGAAATTATAAATTCCAATCAATCCATCAGTAATTACCGTGTCAGTTACACTTTTATGAACTTGGCCTTGTGCAGAAACTGCGGAAGTTTCATAAGGCATTTCACCTACGCCTACCTCAGCAACCAATAAGTTATCAAAAGCAGAAAATTCTTTATTCTGCTTAGTCCCCACATATTTTGTTTGGATTGGTAGTACTACACCAGAAACATCCTCCTGGCTGAGAACTAGTCTTTTTTGTTGTTCTAAGGATGCTGCAATATTTAAATCTTGCAAATAGGAGAAATCATTAATTGGAATCCCACCGGGGGAGAATTTAGGTCCAGTCCCATAAAGAGATGGGGCTTTGACCGCAATTTCTATTTGTTTCTTCCTACGATTGATTTTATCTTGGTGTAACTGAGATTCGGATAAAAGTTCTTGCCTAGTATTATCAATAATTGCAACACCAGCTCCTGTATCACTGTATTCAATTATTTTATTTTTAAGATCTGATATCCTCTTGTCTCGCTGTT